GCTCCCACGCCGCGCGGCAGGCCCGCGAATACCTACCCGCGCATCACCGCCCGCAAACGTGCGTACAGACCCTCGCCGCGCAGCGCGTCGATGCCAATCCAGCCGCGGCGCAGGCGGAACGCCCGCCACCAGGTGCGCAGCGTCTTCACCGGCTCAACTCCACGTAGGCCGCCGCGACATACGCCACACCCGAGAGCGCCGCGCCGAGCACCGACGCGCATAGCACGAACCACAGGAAGTCCGCCGTCTTCACCGCGACACCTTGCCGATCAGGGCATGGCCGATGAGGGACAGCAGCAGCGTCGTGACGACCGCGGCCAGGAGCGTGAGCACGTCAGCCATCACCGGAACGGGTTGTCCGTCTGGTCGAATTGCTGGTCGGCGTCGAAGGCGCGCGCGACCGAGTCACGCACCTTCTGCGTGACCAGGCGTGACCGATCGATGTAGCGATCGAGGTCGTCAGGGTCCACGCGGATCGACTTCGGGCCGAGCGCGATCTTCGTGAGCGTGCCGGCGCGGAAGAGACCGTTGAGCTGCGTGCGGCCGATCGCGAGCTGCGCGCACACCTGCTTCACGGTGAGCAGCGGGCGAGTGCTCACCGCGACCTCCGGATCTGCCAGAGACGCAGCGCCGAATAGACGCCGATCACGCCGACGCCAATCACCGCCCAGAACACCACCTCGAAGACCACGTCGAAGATCAGTCGCATCACCGCACCAGGAGGCCGAGCGTCCCGATCGCCTGCTGCACCTGGGCGAGGACGGAGCGACCGAGACCGAAGTGCGCGTCGAGTTCGCGAATCAACGCGAGGTGGAACTGCGGGGGGAGCATGAGGAGCTGCACGAGCGATGGCGCCTTCTCACCGGTCGTCATCTTGTCGACAAGCGACCGACTCACGCCGAACAGGTACGCGGCTTCGTCGCGCGTGATGCGCGCGGACTCAAGGGCGTTACTGAAGATTGTCGCGGCGAGCGCCGCCGCATCCGCCCGGTCCGGCGTCCTGACCGTCTCTTCTCTCGGGTCCGATTTTCGGACCGTCGCCTTCAGCGGGTCCGGACTTCGGACTTCCCCTAACCCCGGATGAGCCTGATTCTGTGAGGGCTTCATGCGACCGCCGAGGCATCAATGAGGTAACGGCGGACGGATCGACCCAGCGCCTTCGACAGCTTCTTGGCCGTCCTCGGTGTCTGGTATTCGCCGCGCAGGAACCGAGTCACGGTTGACACCGCACAATCCGCCCGGTGAGCCATGTCCGTGGATTGCCAGCCACGCTCGGCCATGTCTCGCTGCATCAGATCGACGTCGAACGTAAATGCTCGCTGCACTGTAGCGAGGAGACTACGCGCAGTGTCGTTACACTGTCAACAGCAAAGTTTTGCAGGACGTTGCGCTGTCGCGATTCGCCGCTACGATCACGCCGTGGCGCCGTCGCCCCAGCACCGTCCGGTCATTCTCCCGAATCTCGCTAAGTACTTGATTGAACTGAGGAACCTGAAAACGTGGAATCAATCACAGGCCGCCAACATTGCGCGGCGGAAGCGCCTGCCCGTGACCTACACGGCCATCAGGTGGATCGAGGAAGGGAAAAATCAGAACCCTGATCCGGAGTTACTCCGCGGCCTGGCGAGTTTGTATGACACGACGTACGAGGACCTCGCGAGTCGGTTTCTCGTCGAGCGTTATGGAATTGACCTTCTCCGTCACGACGGCGTTGAACGATCGACGGCCTCACAGGGAGGTACCGCCGATGTCCCAGCTTCGGCTCGTCGCATCGCAGGACTCGAACAAGAACTCGAAGATCTCAAAGCTAAATGGGGTGAAGTTCAAGCCCTTGCGAAGTCGCTCTTTGACGTTGCCGTCCGTGGCCGAGAAGGCCGCGCGGTTGCACGCACTCAGACCAGTCGCCGCCGAACTCGTTGAAGAACTTATAAATGATTTATTGAAGGAGGTTTCGTGATGCGACTCCCCCGACTCGCCATGGTCGCTGGCGTGGTCCTGATTGCCACCGACGTCTCCGCCCAGAATCTCATCATCGTTTTGAGGGTCGGGCCGACGATGGCCTCTTTTGGCGAGCCGCTCAACGGGAACGTGACGATCACGTTGCGCTCTGGCACGCGTATCACGGTGCCACTCAGTGACATCGACTTGGAACTTACGAAGAGCACGCAGACGTTTTCTAGGTCCACCGGTAAGGACGACACGGAGTCCTCGTCTGACGCGACCGCGCAGATCAACGCCCAATGCGCCAAGATGTTCGAAACGAACTTCACGATGCAGGCCGCGTGTCGTACGCAGCAACAGGATGCCTATCGAGCTCTCACGGCCCGACAGATGGCGAGCGGAGATCGTGCGACCATTCGACGGGAATGCCTCAAGATGTTCCCACAAAATTTCACGATGCGGAACGCCTGTGAGCAGCAGCAACTCGACGCGCTCAAGACGCTCGGACGTGAGTAGTGACCACGTTCAGACACCCGCGTGGCAAGACGTTTCGCTACGACTTCTGGTGGGACGGCCGCCGTCACACCGGCACGACGGGGCAGCTGTCAAAGCAAGACGCGGACATCGTCGAAGGGAAGATCATGGAGCGCGTGCGCCAGGACGCGCACGGCATCGCGCCCTTCGATCGCACGCAGACGCCGAGCTTTTCCTCCTGGGCCTTCGAGCATCTGAAGTACGTCCGGAAGAAGGGGAGGGTGCGACGGCTCGACGTCGTCCAAGACACGCTGCGCCTCGTGCTGCAGTTTTTCGGCAAGCGTCCGGCGACACTCCCGGACCCGACGAAGGCGAAGCCGCAGTGGCGCAAGTCCGTCGCCGCCGCTCGCGCGCGCGCCGAGTCGGCGCCGTATCACGACCTCCGGCTCGCAGATCCGATCACGCATCCGGACTGGATCGAACGCTTCGAAGACTGGATGACGTCGCTGACGTTGAGCGGCCCGCGGAAGAATCACTATCGCAGCGCGATGAGCATGATGTACCGCACCGCGCTCCTGCCGGCGTTCCGCGCAAAGACGAAGGTCAGCGTGAATCCGTTTCGCGACATTGAGCGCGACGTCGTGCCGGAGCGTGATGCCGTACTGACGGTGGAGCAGCTGCGCGCCTGGATCGCCGCCGCGGCGCCGCACGCGCGCCTGGCGATGGCGATCGCCGTCTACGCCCCAGAGCTCCGGCTGGAGTCGATCCTCGATCTGCAGTGGAAGGTGCACCTCAATCCCGAGTTGACACGGATCGTCGTGAAACGGCATAAGACGGCCGCGGCGACGCAACGGCCGCAGATCATCCCGGTGTCGCCGGAGCTCCACGAGATCCTGACGTGGGCGAGGAAGACGCATCCTCGCCGCAAGTATGTCGTCGCCTATTTCGGCGAGCGCGTGCACCGTCTCGAAACGACGCTCAGCGCCGCGGCGACGCGTGCCAGTGCCACGCTCCCCAAGGCGCACCGGTTTCACTACGGCGTGAAGCGCGGCGTGACGTTCCACTCGATCCGGCACTCGATGGCCACGATGCTGGCCGAGTGGGGCGAAGGCGACGCGGTCCGACAACTCGTGATGGGACACCTGTCACCAGCGACCACGAAGAAGTACACGCACCTCGCCGCGCTCGCGAAAACCGCACCCCTCGAGCGGCTCGGATCGAAGGTGCAATTAGTGGACGCTGTACAGGGAAAAGTACAGGACCACGCCGCGAAAACCCGCGCGAACCCGAACAAATCCGGGGCCCAGCTACGTGCGTAATCCCCGCACGCATTCTTCGCAACTGGTTGAGACGGGAAGAGTTGCACAATCTGCGGGGGCGAAACTCTTAATCTGCGGGTTGGGGGTTCGATTCCCCCCCGGCTCACCACGTAATTCCTTAGACAATCCTCACAATTCATTGGCAGTACAGGGACTCATTTCTGCCGGTGGTACAGGGACAACTACAGGGACCGACACCGGTCGGACCGCATCCTGGCCTGACGTTTGCCCGTCGTTCCGTTCGGCCGCGATCGAGCGACCTCATTCAGGGACGACATCATGACCATGACCATCAGGATCGGCGAGGAGACCTGCCACGTCACCGAGACCGAGCTCCGCGATCTCATCCTCAGATTCGAAGTGCGCAGCGACGGGACGGCGAGGCAGTACCTCGTCGACGGCGTCGAGGTCACCGAGGCCGTCTACCGGCGCGAGTTCGAGAAGGCGACCACGCGACAGGTCGCGTAGCATTAGGACTGATACACGTCCAGGCCTCAGCGGACCGGGATCGCCTGCAGGAGTGCGATCAGGCAGAGCAGGAGCACCGCGACCCAGAGCGGCGCCTTGCCGAGCGCCGACGCGATCGCCACGACGAAGGCCGCCAGCGCCAACAGACCGACTATCGTTAGAGCCATCGTTCCCCCTTGATCTCGAGAATCCGAGCGTCCTCGCCGGCGTCCTCGAGCGCCCGGCGCGCGATCTGCCTGAGCCGCTCGACGTCGATCCCCGGCACATCGCGGATCGTCACCAGCGCCAGACGGAGCCGTCGGTTCTGCTCGACGATCGCCTCGAGGAAGTTACTCATCCGGTAACCACACACAGGACGTGCAGTGATCGCCGGCCGTTCGTGATCGGCCGTCCGCCTCCACCGACCCGGGGGAGCCAGTGGTCCCAGTGGCCGACGCCCACCAGCCACGCCGGCGATCACTTCCTGTCGTGCGCATCTCGTGTGAGCCAAAAGATCCCAGCGAGCAGCGACAGTGCCACCGCGGCATACGACCCGTAGAACGTGACAGCGATCAGGTCCGTCACTCGAGCGACGATGCCTGGCGGCGCCGTTCCGCCGGTCGCGTTCTCGACGTCCATCCCCTGCCCGTGCCAGGTCGCCTTCGACATTGTCTGATTGAGCCAGAGGAAATCGCCGCCGCGGGTATAGCCGTTGTTCGTGTAGCGGTTGTTCGCCTGCGGCCTGAAGGCGTCGAGGTTCGCGCTATCGATCACCCCAGTACGCCCGGTGCCGGCGGCCGGCTCGGTCGTGTAGGTGATCACATTACCGTGCACCAGCAGATTGATCAGCGTCCACGGTCCGTACTCGCCGGCGCCCCGATGATCGTTGAGTCCGGTGATCCCCTGGAAGTTGTCCTCGAGCGTGTTCTCGTAGACCTCGACGTTCCGCGAGCTCGTGACCTCGATGCCCGCACTCGTCGTCCACCACGGGTAGTCGCGCGACAGGCCGTTCCGCTTGAGCGTGTTCTTCCGAATGACGGCGTCGTAGCTGATCTCGTGAAAGATGCCTGATCGCGCGTTCTCGAAGGCGACGTTCTGCTCGTAGAGCGTGCCGATGTTATTGATGTCCGTCCAGAGGCCTGGCCCGTCGTTGTGATGGGATCGGTTGTTCCGGACGATCAGATTCGTCGTCCACACCCATTTCGATCCGCCGGCGCCCCAGTAGGAGTTATAGCCGCAGGTCCCATCCGAGCCGTTTGCGCTCCACCTCGTGACCGTCGCGCCCGCGGCGATGTTGTTGTACGCGATCTCGTTGCCCTCGATCAGAATGTCCGACCCTGCGCCGGTGAACCCGAACCCGCAGTTATGGTGCACGAGGTTATTGATCGCCGACGTCCTCGAGTCGGTGCCGATGCCGCCGCCGTGATTCCACCGGACGATCGAATTCCGCACTGACCAGTCGACGCCGCCAGACGCCGACGCGCCGATGCTGAGTGCACTCGTCCCACTCGCCGCCGCGTATTTCTCGACGATCAGCCGGTCGACTGTGACGCGCGACGCCGCGCTCAGGTGGAAGAGATTCGGCGTCACGCTCGTCTCGACGACGCGGCCCGATGGATCGTCGCCGACGTAGATCCGATCGGCCGCGTAGTCGAAGAACCACGTCCCGGCGCCCACCTGCCCGCGCGAGGCGACGTGTTTCTTCATCACGTTATCGAAGAACAGATCCTCGGGGTAGTCGCACCGCGGATGCGTCGACCAGCAGACGCCGCCGAGGCGTTGTCCTTGCTGCGTCTGCCCGGTGACGAACCACGCGCTCCCGTCACGCTGCCAGCCGTCGAGGACCTTCGCGCCGGAGACGATCGCGAGCAGGATGCCGCCCTGCGTCTCACCGAGGAAGGTGTCCCCGGTACGCGCCGTGATCTGCTGCATCCGATGGACGCCGGCCTTGATCACGAACGTCGAGCCCGCCGGCGCCTTGTTGATGATCGGCTGCCACGCCTGCCCCGGCGGGATCTCGACCATCGTCTGTGCGTATGCGGACACAGGGAGCAGCGACAGCAGACCCGCGATCAGTAGTCGACGCATCATGGGGATCCCCTTTATGGCTCGATGCTGCTGTCTCTCGGCGGAATGCACCGGCGCCGTTGCTCGACGTCCGTCGCTGTGTTGAAACACATCGACTGTAGGTAGTGCAGGATCAGCGCGTTCGTCCGGCCGGTCTGATCGATGTGACTCGTGATCGCGCCCTTCAGGAACATATATTCCTGGGCGTGGCCCTCGAGCTGCGCTTTCATCTCACGGTTCTGGGTATAGAGGGTCGTCGCCATCCAATAGACGAGGCCCATCGCGATAATCGACGTCACGCCGAGTTGCACTGCCGCCTTCAACCACACCGGTGTACCGCTGCCGTCGAGTCCGTTGCCGCTCATCACTGCCCCTTGTACAGTCCTTGCGTGTCCGTCGCCCTATCCACCGACCGACGCGAACCCGGTCTCGACTCCCGTCTCCTCGCCCGGACTGCCTTCGGATCCTGGACTGCCCTCGCTCCCTGCGCCATCGTCGATGAACTGACAGCACGCGAACCGGAAGCCGAGGCCCGTCGGCGATCCGATCGGCACCGTCTCGACGTTGATGAGATCGCCCGGCGCGAAACTGACGAACCCGGTATCGGAGCCGCTCGAGTTCGTGCCGATCACGCCCGCCGAGAGACTCGTCGCCGCGCCATTCTTGCGGAGCGTGAAGCCGTAGCCCTTGCCCGCCCCTGGCGCCTCCGTGACGCTGACCGCGAGGAATCTCAACTCGAAGGCCACGCCGACCGTCGCCTGATGATCGGCCTCCGTCGTCGACCATTGCGTCCACGAGTCGCCGAAGCCGTGATAATTCGTGGTCGATCCTCCGTCCGTGGCATCAGGGGGCGACGCGTGGAAGTTCGAGTTCCCGACGATGTCCGCGACTAAGGCGACGCCGTAGCGTGGGCGGCGATTCGTGGTGAGGCCGGACGGCACGGCGCGGAGCTGAAACTCGTCGAGCGGATCGCAGGAGAGCGAGAACGTCGACGAGCCAGACGTCGCCGGCGCCGTGATGACGAGCGTCGTGTCGACGGTCCCGCCGGACCCGTCCTGGACGACGCCGTTCTTGAGAATGTTGAACGTGTACGTCCCGGTGCCAGAGCTCGCATTGAGCGACACATCCAGCCGCGTGAACGTGCCCGCCACAGCGACGATCGACGCCTCATCGGACCATCCGCCGCCGGCATTCGTCCCGCCGAGCAGCGCCGTCGTGCGCGTCGTGGTCATGTCCTGCGGTTGTGACCCGCCGTAGATCGACGTCCCTGCCACATCGCTATCGAACTCGAGCGAGACCGACGGCGACATCAGCGCCGGCGGATTCAGGAACGGCGGACGGAACTCGAGCGCAATCAGATCGCCCGCCGCGACCGTGACCTCGTCGGCCGTGTTCTCCTCGTCAGTGTCACTATTGCTGATCGTGACCATCAAGGCCGTGTCGGCCCCGTTGACGCGCAGCGTCACTTCCCAGCTTTTCCCAGACCCAGGCGCCGCCGAGACCACGACGCGCAAGTTCCTGAAGGTCCCAGGCGCCGAGACGACCATCGTGTGATCCGCCTCGTCGCCGTCGAAGGCGTTCTGCGACTGCATCGGATGGCAGTACGTCGGATCGAGCTGCGACGGCTGCCCATTCGATTTCCAGACGGCGATCTGCTTCGACATCTACGTCCGCTCCACCGTCAACTGCAGCTCGAAGAACTCGATCCCCGAGCAGGAGAGGACATTGATCGAGAAGCGATCCCCGCCGGCGACCGACACGTCCGCCCAGTCGCCGAGGTTCGTGTCCTCGGCCTCGTCGTCGGCGATCAGCGCCGGGTTATTCCCAGACGTGACCGAGGCGCCGTTCTTCCGGACGTTGACCTCGAGACTCCCGGCCACCGGCGACCGCAGGTTCCAGGCCGTGATCGTGCCGTCGTAGGTGTCGATCGGGATCAGGGCCGTGTAGTTCTTGACGCCGGTCGTGACGTCCGTGCCCTGTCCGTCGGCCGTGAACTTGATCGGGTAGAGCGTGCCCGAGATGGACCCGCCAGGACTGCCGCCGCCGGCCGGTCCCCAGGTCCCGTCGCCGTGCAGGACGTCATCGGGATCGCCGCTGTAGCCCCCGAGCTGCGTAATGTCGATTTCGTCGTCGCCGCCTTCCTCGTGCGTCTCGGCGTGCGGGGGAAGGTCGCCGGGACTGGCCCCGGCCCCGGTCTCGGCCTCGAGCGTGTCGAGCGTCACGTAGGGATTCGACGCGCTCGGCGTCCCGGTCCCGACGAGCGCCGCCTTCTGGTCGTCCGTCGGCCGATTCGCGTCGGCGTGGCGATGATCGCCGCGGGAGTATGCCGTCGAGGCGCCGGCGACGCCGGTCCCATCGAGCGCCGCGACCGTGTCCGACGGCGTGCCGGGCGTGCCCTCGAGTTGATTCGAGCCGTTGATCGTGATCGTGACGCCGTCGACCCGCACGGCGAGGGGATCGCCGTCGGTGCCGTCGCCGTCGAGCGCCCCGGCTGCGTCGACCGCGGTCGGGAAGAACATCTCCTCCAGCTGGTCGATCAACTCGATCACCCTGCGCCGCAGCATCAGGATTTCGTGCAGCCGAACCCGGAAGCGCCCCTCGGGCCCCGTCTGTGCCATCAGGCCGGCGACCCGTCGTCAGGCGCGTCAAAGTCGATCAGGTCCTCGCAGTCGAAGGCGACGATCCGGACCTTCCGCGTCCCTGGGTTGACCTGGATCCTCTCGATCTGGGCGAGTCGGATCTGATCCGGCTCGCCGATCGCGGCATGATGCGTATACCGGATGTAGTCGCCGAGCTCCCGGTACCCCGGCGAGTCCAGCGTCACCGGATCCGGCCCGACCGTCCCGTCGAAGGCGATCCGCCAGCGCGGATAGGCGCGGACGCGCCCCTCGAGCACCGCCAGGTGATTGATGTGCGTGATCCCCGGTGCGAAGGGGTAGTCGCGCGTGTCGCCCGGGATCTCGATCCCGTAGTCGGCGAGCGACTGATCGTGGCGATTGATCACGTTCGTCTTCCATTGGCCGGAGACGTGCTCGTAGTCGCCGCGCGCCGGGAGAATGTTGCAGTGATCCTGCCAGCCAACGTCGCCCGGCTGGAAACTGTCGCGCAGGATCTCGTAGGCGCCGGTATAGAGGACGGCCGCATCCTTGATCGCCTGCGTCGGATGCAGGAGCGCGATCCGCATCTGCCCGTACCGGGTGATCCCGAATTGCGCCCGGCATGACCGGTTCCACTCGGCGATCCACCGTTTCGCGCTCGAGCGGTCGCCGGCGCGCGCGCCGATGATGGCCGCGCCGATGTACCCGTCGTCGAGGCAGGTGAAGGCGATCGCGCTCCCGTCGTCGAACGACTGCTCGTCGACCATCAGGATCGGCGTGTCCTCGAACTGGATATTCCACTCGGGATTTGTCAGCCACGCGCCGGACTGGTACGACGCCTGCCCTCGATGACACACGAAGTTGATCAGGAAATGCTTGTACTGCTCGAACCGGTCCGTGATGACCTCGCCGGAGCCGTCGCCGTTCGGCTCGATGCCGTCGACCGCGATCGCGATCTCGTGGTCGCCGCGCGCGGTCTCGTCGGCGAGCTCGTCACCGACCGGCGCGCGGAGCAGCGTATAGCGCCGTGTGTCGCCGAAGGTGTCGGAGACGAAGTCCTCGAAGTCGCCAGGCCCCGGAATGATGAAGGCCCCGGTGGTCTCCTCGCCGTCGATGTAGAGCGGCCCGGTATTCGCGCACGCGTGCCCGGCGATCAGCCAAATATGTTGGCCGCCCATGATCCCGAGGTACATCGGCTCGTAGACGAATCCGGCACCGACAGGGGGCGTCTCGTCCGGGATCCGCAGGTGCCGGCCGTAGATGATCGGCTCCGGCATTTCGCGATCGAGGACCTCGGCGACCTCGTCCATCTGCTCGAGGAAGCCGTCCTTGATCATCCGCCACGGGATCATCGCGGAGTCGGTCAGCAGCCGCGACGAGACGAAGTCGGAGAGCGTGAAGTCCCAGGTCAGGCCGTCGCCTGGCTGTGCGCTCACGATCACGCCGTTGAAGACCGTGTAGGGCGCACCGAGCGCGGCGCGATTGATCCGATTCGTCATCCGGACCGTCAGCGGCTGCGTCCAGATGCGCTCGGTCGTGCTCGCGAACCGCTGCCGGATCGAGCGGTCGTAATCCGACACCTTGAGATTGAACTGCGAGCCCGTCCAGTCGCCGGTGAAGCGTGAGGACATCGCGCGTTCCGCGGTGCCCCACTGCATGACGCGGCCTTCCTTGAACCCGCCGTAATACGACTCGGGATCCGCGAGATCGAGATCGGAGTAGATGAACATGCTAGTCGTCGGCCTCCGGCCATTCGATCCACGAGATCGGCCCGATGGCGCCGGTCGGCACCGGTTCCGGATCGCCGACGCTGCCGCTGCCCTCCGACGCCTCGCTCGGCACCTCCGTGAAGAGCAGCGTCACCATCGTGCAGGACGTCGACGGCCCGAAGAGTTGCTGGGTATTCGCCTCCATGTTCCGGCCTTGCGTGAACATGGACGTATCGAAGAACGCGACCTCGGATCCGTCGGCGAGCAGGACGAGCGCGAACCGCGCCGTATCGTCGTCGGGCGTATAGAACCAGACGTTGATGTGATCGGACCCGCCGCCGGGCGGCCGCCCCAGGTGATTGATCTGCCGGCTCGCGTGTGCGTAGGTGTACGAGTGCAGGAGCGTGCCGCCGCTCGAGATGTGGAGCAGCACGTCTTCGGCGTCGTCCTCGTTCCGCGCCCAGGTGACGACGGAGCCGTCCGGGAGCTCGAGGATCTCGGCCGGCCAGAAGTTTGCCGTCACCGCGAGGCCGCCGACGTCGGTCGCGAGTCCCGCGTAGGTGTAGAAGTCCGGATCGGCCTCGTCGTTGACCAGATCCCAGCGGTGGATCACGTTATCGCTGGCGTCGAAGAGCGTCAGGTAGTCCGTCGCGTCGACGTAGTAGAGGACCGTCCCGTCCGCCGAGACGCCGATCGCTGTCGCCTGCGGAATCGTGGCGACGAGCGTCACCGCGCCCGCGGTCGTGATGCGATAGACGTTGCCCGTCGTCGGCTCGTGTGCATAGAAGTCGGTATCGGAGCCCGTGATCGAGACCGGGATCGGGAAGTCCGAAAACGTCTGCGACGTCGAGTCGACATAGGCGCCGGTATTGTCGAAGACGGCCAGCGTCCCCGACGCCGCGCGCCGACCGAAGCGATCCTGCCAGATCGACTCGCCCGTCGGCAGCGACCCGCCGATCTCGCCCGCCGGCATCCGCAGATACCCGACGACGGTCCCGTCCATCTGCATCACGGTCGCCGGAAACAGCCCGGTATCGTCATTGATGACGATCGCGTCCTCCGGCACCGTGAACCCGTCGAGCGGCCGCGTGTCGGCGTGGAAGGTAAAGTCGAAGTTCGAGGCGCCGCCCCCGAACTTCCGCACCTGCAGGTAGTAGGTCCCCGACTCGAGCGGGAAGTTCCAGGCGTTATTGTTGGCGTTATTGATCGTCCGGACGAGCGTCGATCCGTCGTCCTCGAAGAGGTCATACCGCGGCGTGAAGGTCCCCCCGATCTCCGTGAAGAACCCGGCGACGGCATCGGACGCGAGGACGAGACGGAACCATCGCTCGTTCGCGACGTTAAAGGCCGCCTGCGTCACGACGGCCGCGAAGGGGATCGTATCGATGTCGACGTAACTGGCAGGGGGAGGCATCTACTGGCCGCGCCCTCGCTCGCGTCGTGCCTGTCGCGTCTCTGTGATCTTGCGGCGCGCGATCCGGAGTTGCTCCTTGAAGGCGCGATCCTCCCCCTCAGGCGTCCCGTCGAGCAGCGCCAACACGGCGGCCCGTTCGGCCTTCGTCAGTCTCGCCCGGCCGGCGGTGCTATTCCGACTCACGGCCAGGGGAGACCGCGCGACAACTCGCGCACGCGAAACGGGAAGCTATTGAAGTTGATCGTCTCGCGCGTCCGACTCCATCGTGACTCCTCGAATCGCACGAGCCACGCGTCGTTGACGTCCTCATCGGGAATCAGGAGCCACGGCAGGATCCGGCCTCGCGCAGATCGGGCGAGCGAGATCAAACTCGTCGCCTCAGCGTCGCGGACCTTCAGCTCGCCGGCGAACGCACGACGACGGCCCGGGAGGTCGTACATCGTCTCGACGCCGAGCTCGGTCGGATGCTCGATCAGGCTGAAGTCCTCCATCTCTTCTTCGCCCCATCGGACGTCCGTCTCGAGCTGCCGGAGTGTCCCGATGAGGAGCAGTCGTCCGACGACGACGTCGAGACTGTTGGCCTCGTTGATCGAGAGCGTGAAACTCGACGCCGTCAACGGCGTGTCGAATTCGACCCAGGCGTTGACCGTCTCGGGCGTCACGTTTGCGATCCCGCCCTCGATGTGCGGCGGGATGATGATCGGCTCGCCGTTGATCGTGACGTCGAGACCGGCGTCGAGGTCGTGATAGATGAGCGCGGCCGCTTCGACCGTCACCGGCGCATCGAACGACACCGTCCACGACCCGGAGCTGGAAACCAGCTTCGCCGGACGGCTCGGGAGGTTCAGGTGCCCGGTATTCGCGAGCGCGACGAGGTTCCCGGCCGGATATTCCGGATCCTCGGCACTCGCCGACACACTGCTCGACAGTCCCGCGTAATCGTCCGACGGGAGCGCGTAGCGTCCGAACATCTCAGGCCTCGAGCGCCCGCCGTTGCGCCGTGTTCAGGCCGTCGGTGTTCAGGAGCATCGCCATCTTGAGTTCGCGAATGAGCGCCGGCATGGCGCGCTTCACGTCGGCGCCGTCCCAGGCGACGATCGTGGGGGCGAACGTGACGACCGTCTGCATCTTGTCGAGCGGCGCCACGATCTCACCTGACGATCCGCCGTGCAGGATTGCCGGCGTCACGACGCCCGGCGGAATGAATCCGCCTCGTGCGAACGACTGCACCTCCGTGCCGGTGCGCCGGAGCAGCGTCACGACGTCGGCCTGCGCCTTTTCCCAGAGCTTGACCGTGTCGGCCTTTTGCAGTGCCGCGAACAACGGCCCGCCGCCTTCGCCTTGCCCGAGCGCGACGAGCCGCGAGGCGAGGTTCCAGCCCGCCCCGCCGACACCTTTCTTGCTCGGGTCGCCGAACTGCGAGAAAAACTTATCGCGGCGAGGATTGACCGTCATGCCTTCCTCACCGCCGGCGAACTTCCCGCGCGCGAACCCGACGAGCGCCCCGATGCCGGCGCCGATCGCCGTGCCGATCCCCGGGAGGATCATCGTGCCGATCCCGGCGCCGGTCATTGCGCCGCCGAGCGTCGACGAGCCCGTCGACTTCGCTTTGGCGAACATGATCGCGCCGCCGATCGCCAGAGCGGCGCCGCCGCCGTACTGCCCCCACTGCGCCGCCGACAGCCCGCCGAACCCGCCGCCACCGCCTCCGCTGAGCGCGTCGATCCTGGCATTCATGGCGGCACCGCTCCCGAGCCCACCGCCGCCACCGCCACCTAACCCGAACAACCGGTTCACGCCTTGGTTTATGAGGTTCCCGCCGATGCCGCCGCCACCGCCGCCGCCGCCGAAGATCCCGCCGCCGCCGCCGCCGAATCCGCCGCCGCCGCCGCCGATGAACCGATCCGCGAGGCCTCGCATCACGGAATCCGCGACGCCGCTCACCAGATTCGCGGCCCACGACGGCATGTACTTATCGAGCCATCCGGTGAGCATCGACGAGACGCGGCGTAGCATGTCCTGCACCGTCGAGCTCACGGCGTCGGACATGCTCCGGAACATATCCTGCACGATCGACGTCTGCCGCTCCGTTGGGCCGACCATGAGATCGTCGAGGCGCCCGAACTCATAGCCGATCCCGCTGACCATGTCCGGCACGTAGGACTGGCCGACAACCTTGACGTACATGTCACGGAAGAACCCGGTGACCGCGGCGACCTTCTGACGGATCGACTCGACGATCGCGTTGAACTTGTCGACGAGCCACGTCTTCACCGCGGTATACACGGTTTGCGCGATCGCGGCGATCGTGTCCCAGTGCTTGAACGCGAGCGCGACCTGACCGATCGGCCCGAGTAGCAGCAGCAACAGGTCCGGAACCTTCGTCAAGTTCTGGACGACGAACTGCCACGCGCCCTGGAAGAACGCGACGATCTGATCCCAGTACTTCCACGCGAGGACGATCGCCGTCACGCCGGCAGCGATCAGCCCGACCGGACCGAGCCACGGCAGGATCATCGTGAAGGCCGCGGTGAGCCCGCCCGTAATGAACGTCGCGACCGCCGTCATCGCCGCCGTGACGCCGGCGAATCCGCCGAGGCCGATCAGCGCGGCCAGGCCCATCGCCAGTTGTCCGCCGATCAGCAGGAGCGGACCGATCGCCGCCACGAGTCCCGCCAAGCCGATCGCCATGAGTTGCATCGGCATCGGCATCGCCGCGAACGACTGCGCGAGGAATTCGATCACCGGCATGATCGCGCCGAGGATATTCAGAAAGGCCGTGAGGACCGGCAGCAGCGCCGTGCCGAGCGTGATCCCGATGTCCGTGAGGCGATTCCAGAAGATCGTCAGCTGCGATTGAAACGTGACGAACCGCTTCTCGGCCTCGGCCGACAGTGCGGTGTTCTGCTGCCACGCCGTGTTCGCCGTCTGCAGCGATAGGCCGACCATATCGCTCGCCCCGGCGAGTCGACGGAGCAGATCGGACTGCCGGATCTCCGTGAAGCCGAGCGCGTCGAGTGTCGCGTTGAGGTCGCCCCCACTCTGTTTGATTCGACCGAGTCCGCCGATGAACGCCGTCACCGCGCCGGCTGCGTCCGTCTGGAAGAGCGTCGCGAACTGCTGCGTCGACATTCCGGCGACTTGCGCGAACCGCGCGAGCTCTGCGCCGCCTGCGGTGATGGCCTGCGAGATGCTGAGCACGACACGCGAGAACGCCGAGCCGCCAGCCTCTGCCTCCATGCCGACATTGGCGATCGCCGACGAGAACCCGAGGACCTGCGCCTGCGTCATCCCGACGGTATTGCCGGCTGACGCGATCCGTGTCGCGAGCGCGAGGATCTCGGCTTCGGTCGACGCCCCTTTGTTCCCGAGGTCGACGAGCGTCGAGGCAAACTCCTCCGTGAACTTCCCGGACGCGCCGAAGATGTTCTGGATCTTGGCGATGCTCTCGGCGGCCTGGTCGGAGGTGACGTTCGTGGTAACGCCGAGCTTCGCCATCACTTCCGCGAACTCGATCACGTCTTCCTTCGGAATGCCGAGCGCCCCGGCCGCCTCGCCGAGTCGGTTGAGCTCGTGGACGCTGACCGGGATCTCCTTCGACAGGCCGCGGAACTGTGCCGACATCGCGGCGAACTCCGCCTCGGACGCGTCGACGGTTTTGCGGACGCCGGCGAAACTCGACTCGAAGTCGATCGCCGATTTCGTGGCGGCACCGAACGCCGCGACGATCGGCAAGGTGACGGCGGCCGTCAACGTCCCGCCGATCTGCGTCAGATTCCCGCCGATGCTGCGGAGCTGGCCTTCGAACTTCTTCGCCGACCCGGCAGACTCCCGCATCCCGCTCTGGAACTGCGCGGTATCGAGCGTCAGCAGCGCCCGCAGGACGCCTACGGTGATGTTAGTCGCCACGCGGCGGCGCCTTCTTCAGCGGGAACCCGGTACGCGCCGAGAGCACCGCCAGTGCCCCGCGCATCTCGCCGACGGTCTGATGCTTCTTTTCCTGATCAGGGATCAACAGCTTCTCCAGCTTCGGTAGCGTGATCTTGATCTGCGTTTTCTTCCCGACCTTGCGTTCCGTCTTCTTCGTCAGGGCCTTGATGTTCTCGATCTGCCACGCGTGAAAGATCGCCGCGTTCATCTGGTCGATCCGTCGCAGCCGCGCCGCCTCGATCTCGTGCGTGACTTCGATCGCCGACAAGTCCCAGAAGGCATCGCCCCCGCTCAGGCCGACGCGCCGGGCGTTGACGTAGAGCTGCCCGAAGTCGACGTCTGAGCCGTCTGAGGGTTTCCATTACCCTCGCTCGCATCCTTCACACCGAGCAGCGCCTTGAACGCCTCGGCGAACTTCACGATCCCGCCGCCGTCGTCGACGACGTCCCCGGCCTTGTCCGGCGTCGTCACCTCGTCGGCGTGATGTTTCTGCAGGAGCATGAAGGCGAGCTCCTTGATCGTGTCGAAGTCCATCTTGTCGAGCCCAGCCACGATCTCGCCCATCGGCTTGCCCTTGAACTTCTTCTGCAGCGCCGCGCCGGCGTTGAGACTGAGCTTCAAGATGTAATTGCGCTCGATGTCGCCTCCGGCGTTGCGTACCGGGAAGTCGACCTCGCCGCGATGCGGATTCGCTTCGTTCGTCGTTGCCACGTCAGTCCGTCCTTTTCAGTCGCCCCATGAAAAGGCGGACGACGCGCCGCCAGGCCTGAGGACCGACGACGCGCCGCCCACGATTGCCGTAGTGGGCGAACTACGGCAATGCTTCGTCGTACGCTTCCGTCGGCTGGAATCCGGCCGTGAAGTTGATCTTGTCCTCGGTCGTGATCTCCCCTGGTTGGAACTGGGAGACATACCCGCGGAACGGCCACTCGATCGACGGCGAGCCGTCGGCGAAGAGGACGATTTTGAAGTTGCGGATCTGGCGATCGCGCCACATCGAGATCAGGCCACCAGTCGCGAACGACCCGGATCCGCCGCCGTCGTTGTTCTGGCTCTCCTCGAGTGGCAGCCAGATCCCCTCGACCTCGAAGGCGCCAGAGTCGCGCATCCCCGGCATATGTTCCTTGTGCGCGTCAGGGCTTCTGAGGTGCGTCCGGTCGATGTCCTCCGTCGACATCTCGCCCGGCGTGATCGTGACGAGTGTGGCGACGGCTTCGAACCCTTCGGTCGGTGTTGCACCGTCGCCCACCATGAGCTGCGCGCCGTAGCCGTGGATCGCGGCGTCGGCTGCGTAGAATTGATCGGTCCGATTTGCCATTGCTGCTCGCTCCTCTGATGTGTGCCGTCAGGCGATCCGCTTCCAATCGACGAAGAAGTCCTGCCTACACCGAACCTCTTTGCGTTCTTCCGAGTCGTACTCGGTTCGACGATCCGCCCGACGGATGGCGAGCACCCGTACATCGCCGATGTCCCCTGTGAATCCTGCGAGCCCGCCGCCCGCGTCGTCCCCGTGAATGCTTTCCCCGATCGACATCGCGATCCGATACGGATCGCCGCCGTCGGCCTCGGCCGCGTAGGTGTCGACCTGAATCCGCGACCGATAGATCCCGATCCCTCCGCGGAGGTGGAGCAGCGACTGCTCGCCGCTCACCATCTGCACGCGCACGGCCGGCAGTGGCGCGAGGTCCGGCAGCTTCAACTGATAGACCCGATCGTCGACGACATCCGTCACCGCCGTGATCTCGAGGATCCGTTCGCGCACGGCTTCCTCCGGACTCATCGCCCGCCCCTCGGGATCGTCGTGCCCTCAGACTCCCACTCCAGGCCGAGCTCCTCGACGGGCCCTTCCCGGCTGATGCTCCTCGAGACGCCCCTGGCCGCGAGTTCACGCCAACAGGCCGCCCCCAGGATCTGCAGCGACTGCTCGTGCGTCTGGTCGAACGCCGGCCGCGCGAACGGCTGCGCCGCCATCTGCTTCGTGCCGAACTCCAGGAACGATCCGTAGAAGCCGAACTTGCTCGGCCCGACCGCGACCGCCGATTCCTGGGCATCCTCGCCACGCGCGCGGCTGATCACGATGGTGTCCCGGAGGTCCGGCTTGCCCGGTTCGTGCGGCGCGAGCGACGACATCCGACGCCGCATCGGCTCCGCGGCCTCGACGAGACATTCATGCGCGATCCGGCGGGAGATGCGCGTCGACAGTTTCCGCAGTGCCGCGGCGAGCTCCGCGCCGCCCTCAAACCGAACTGTGACCATCCGCCTCGACCTCGTTCCCTGAATCCTTCGCGCCGCCATTGATGAACAGTCGGAACGTCGCCGTCCCGTTCGGTTGCTCGTAGACCTGCCCCTGGTCCTCGATCCGGTGCATCCCTTCCTCGAACACGAACGAGACCGTTTTCCCGAGGGCCGCCTTCTCGAGGCCCTCCGCGATCTTTTTGATCGTTGACTTGTCACAGCGCTCGACCGTGATCACCCCATTCTCCCGATCGTCAGATATTCCACGCCGTGATGCATGCCGATCAGCGACGCGGCGATGATGTCGTAGGTCCGGCCGGCGAAGACGAAGCGCCGTTCCTTCACGATGTTGATCCGCTCCGGATCCATGTCCGTCCGGTAGTGCCCCTCGAAGCGTGTCTGGAACGGCGCCGACGCTTGCCCGGCTTCTACTTTGATGTACCCGCTGATGTCTTGCTTCGAGCACCAGTAGATGTCGATCAACGTCTCCCAGGCTTCCGTCGGGAATCCGGAGTCCTCCGTCGCGTCGGTGACAAACTGCACGAGCACCGGACGATCGCGCCGCCCGGATCCCGCCGCCTTCGGGTTATACGGCGTGTTCCAGGTAGGCATCCCGCCTCCAATGTGCCCGCACCCACGGCAGCGCCTGCGCCTGCGACGACCACGGATCGATCGCGCCGTGAAACACGACGACGCGCGCATTCGACGGCAGCACGTTCCGCCGTTTCTGGATCCAGTTTCGGAAGCTATAGACGCCGTCTTCGCGCGTCCACTTCGCCTCGCCCCTCCCGAGGCGATAGGAGATCCAGCCCTGATCCGATCCCCAACACTTTGCCAGGAGCGACCGCCGCGGCGACGACGCCGGATCGAAGTCGGTCCACACCTGCGGACGGCTGCCGGTCGTGAGCAGCATCATCGAGCCGTTGTAGTGGCTGCCCGGCTGCGGATTCGTGTCGCCCCAGAAGACGACGTCTTCCGTCCGATTCCAGAGCGGGGACAGGTCTCGGCAGATCACGAGGTCGAGGTCGAGCGACACGACCCGATCGCCGAACCACTGCGCCGCGTCCGGATGAAACAGACGGAGGCGCCGGTAGCAGCTCGGGTGCTTCCCGCCGTGCGGACTGGGCACCGTCGCGAAGTCGTTCCACGCTGGCAGGATCTCGATGTCGGGATCGATGCCGACGGCGTCGTCGGTGACGCACACGAACCGGTGCGGGTGCGAGTAGTGGCGACGCACCATCGCGCGCAGGACGTTCACCGTCTCCGGCCCGAACGTCGAGCGGTAGCCCGTCCGCGGCGCCCATTTCCAGCAGACGACCGTCAGCACGCCTGCGGCACCTCGACCGGCGGGAGGACCGTCACCTGATGCGACCACGGGAACGTCAGCCGGAGCGGCCGCCACTCTTTGAGCGCCCCGCGCTCGGCGCGGATCTTCGCGACGTTGACCTTGTCGCCTTGTTCCTTCCGGCCGTAGGTCGTCGTCGACGCGTCCGCGATCACGTCGCGCGGCACACGGATCAGCGGCTCCGGCAGCATCTCGACGCGCGCCGTCGCCTGCACGCGATCGCGGAATTCGCCGTCGGTCCCGTAGTAGCCCGAGAACCGCTCGTCGTAGCCGCCGATCGCGTCGAACATGCCGCGTGTCAGCAGCCACGAATTCGGATGCGGTTTGTACGGCGTCGCGTATGGCGCGTCGACTCGCGAGAACCGGTAGACCGTCGCCGGGTCGAGCTCGCCGTAGACCAGGCGTCGCAGCGTCCCTTCCGGCAGCAGGTGATCGATGTCGGTGAGCAGGACCCATGACGTGCGCGCCTGGTCGACCCCGAGGTTCCGACAGGCGAGCCAGTTCCACCGGACGTCGACCTCGATCCGATACAGGCGGAACGAGGCGATCCCGGTCGGCTCGATGCACTTCTTCGCGACGTGCTCCGGCGATCCGTCGTCGACGACGATCGCGTGGAACCGCGATTTGAGATCGCACGGATACGCGCGCCAGGTCCGAAAGTGCTCGAGCAGCATCCCGGCATTCCTGTAGTACGGCAGGATCAGCGTGAGCTCCCTCATGCCGCCCTCCGCACCCAGACGCCGATCCCGGGCCCGTCCGGATACTTGCTCGCGTACGGTTCGATCACTGGGAGGTCGAGCGCCCGCCCATAGGTCGCCCGGAACCCTTCGGCGTGGCTATGAAAGTCCGCGCCACACGAGGCGTCGAGATCGTGCACGCCGACGACGGCGACGTGCGGATACATGAAGGCTGCGTCCTTCAGCGCGATCGCGATCGCGTCCTTCGGTCCATCGATCAGCAACCCGATCGTCTGACGCCGGGCTTCGGCGAGCACCCGCGGCAGGATCTCTTGGACGTCGCCGGCGATGAAGTGCACGCGCTCCGGCGCCTCGATCTCGAAGTCCCGGTCGATCGAGATCACCGGCCCGCCGAACGTCGCGGCGAGCAGGCGCGTCGACATGCCGTACTTGACGCCCGACTCCACGACCAGCGTCACCCCGGCATTGAGACAGCACGACAGGAAGAGATAGATCTCGGAATACCAGACGCCCTTCCGGACGTAGGGGATCGTGTGCGCACGCACGGCGAAGGCCTCGGCCGTCATGCCGTCGCCACCTTCGTAAAGCCGTCCGGCTGCCGAATGTCCTTCGGGAGCCACATCGGCTCGCCGCGACGATGCTTGCGGAGGAACCCGCCGATGTGCCCGAGGTCGACCGCGTGCACGCCCTTCGCGCACAGATCGTTCGCGATCACGGTCGCCGTCGCACCAAGGCAGATCAGGACGCGCGCCGTCGGGACGCCGATCTCGTCCATCAGCCGCGGGTACTCCGTCCACGCGTGCTGTTCAGGCCCGATCACCTCTCGGATACGTGTCGCGCCGACGAGGTCCGTCGGCCGGAGCGACTTATCACTGCCGCGGACGAGGACGATGTCCCGCCCGACCCAGAGCGTCTCGAGCAGCGCCCAATAGTCTGGCGTGTTGATCCACGGCGCCGAGTCCGGCCGCGTGATGAACGAGCTCGCGTACGCACGCCCCGGCCGCAGGAGTCGGCAGCCGCGCTCGAGATGCTTGTTCCATCCGGTCCGCTTCGGCGTCTCGATGCTCGGGTGAATGTTCGGCACGCCGACGAGGCAGTCGCCAGAGTCGAAGAGGATCTGCCGCAGACGCGTACTCAGCGCCGGATCGTGCGTCTGCGTCTTCATCGCATAGCCGGCCGCCATCGCGAACTCGCCGTCGCCGTAGCGCGCGATCGACTGACCCGCACAGATCGCCTGCAGCGTCTCGAGCTCGCCGAGGACGTGTGGATACGCTGACGCCTTCACGCGGCCCCCCACGCTGGCACCGAGCGGCCGCGCCAGTTCTCCCATCCGGCCTGCGGACCGAGATGCAGCAGCGACAGCCCCTCGAAGTAGTCCCACCGCTTGCGGTAATAGAGCTCGATGAAGTTCGTGTCGTACTTGCCGGCGGTCGGATAGGAGCCGAACCGGCGACCTTTCACCCAGCGCCAGGCGTTGAAGTAGCCGACCGGCCGCCCGCCCGAGTTCTTCATCCGCGGAAACCGATCGAGCGAGCCGTCCGCCTGGAATGTGGTGAAGTCCTTCGCCGTCAGGCAGTGATACCGCCACGCCCCGTACAGGATCGTCGGGAGAATGTGCTTGTCCTGCGGCCACGCGCCGACCGGGTAGCAGTCGACATTGATGTTCACGACGACTTCCCCGTATTCGGGCGGGTCGATCAGTTCATCCACCAACCCGAGACAGACATCCATCCCGTACGCCGCGTTGAAGGTCGGAGTCCCGCCGACGTGACACGTCTCGTCGAGCCGCGTCCACGCGTCGGTGACGATGGGCGTCACCCCGTGCGCGACCGCGAGCTCGATCGAGGGATCGCCAGGCGCCGTGGCGACCGACAGCGTCCCCGGAGGCAGGATCGCCTTCCACGCCGGCAGCGTCACCGCCAGGAAATCGGCGTAGTTGACCGACACGATGATCGCCCTCACACGAAGGCCTCGTGTGCGCGCGGCGCGTAGACCTGCGACAACTGCTGATTCATCAGGTGCAGGCGACACATCACGCGGCAGTCGGAGAGGTCCGTCCGCTGCCCGGGATGCCGCGCCCAGATGTCGGCGAACGACTCCGTCCGCAGATCGCCGAGCAGCGAGTCCGGGATGCCGCGCCGTTGCGGACACAGCCAGACGCGGCCGTCCGGCGTGATCGTCGCGTTGAACCGCACGCCGTAGCAGGTCGAATACGTCCGGCCGTTCCAGTCCAGATACTCCATGAACCGCTCGACGTCGCACTCGACGTCTGGTTCTTTGGCGATCGCGACGAGCGTCTCGAAGGCCTCGGCGATCCACGACCGGTCGCCGGTGCACGTCGCCGGCGCGTCGGGGGAGGTCTCGATCGTCGGCCGGAGCGTCGTATACGTCGCGCCGAGCTGCCGCGCCAGATAGACCATCGTCTCGGCCTTGCGCCAGTTGCCCGCGTGCAGCAGGAACGACACGCCGACCGTCGTCAGCTTCGGCTCGGCGAGCCACCGGATCCCGTCGACCGCTCGCCAGAAGCGATCCGTCGGGACGCCTTTCTCGTGGTGATAGGTGACCGGATCGGCACAGTCGAGGGAGACCACGACCCAGGTCGCCGCCTCGGCGAGTGTGCGCGCCGACTCCGGACGCAAGAGACCGCCGAGCGTGTACATGCCTTGCTCGAGGCCCAGGCTCGCCGCGTGTTGCACGATCTCCGGCCACTGGCTATGTGTGGTCGGCTCGCCGCCGCCGGTCCACACGACGCCCCTGACGCCGGCCGCGGCCATCTGCTCGAGCGCGCGACGGACGAGCGTCGTGTCCGCGTAGTCGCCGACGTCCTCGAACGCCATCGGGAGACGGCGATCGCGCATCACCCAGGGCCCGCGCGTATGGGTATGGGCGAAGTGACAGGACTGGCAGCCGAGGACGCACCGATTCGAGAGATCCCACTCGACGGTCACCGGCGCCGCCTTCTGGCCGTGCTGCCAGGCCGCCATCCGGTCGAGATGCGAGAACACCTTCGACGGCGTGATGAACCTCACGCGGCCGCGACCTCGACGCGGAGCGCTTCCTCGAGCGGCAGCAACGGGAAACAGACGAGCGCGGTCTTCCGGGTGCAGTTGACGATCTCGATCCCGCGCGCCTGCAATGGCTCGACGAGCGTCGCGAACGCGCGCAGACAGGACGCAAACGGCGCCCCGGTGCGATCCGGATGCTCGCCGAAGAAGTGCTGCCGGCCGCCGCTCATGTCGTAGCCGAGCAGGATGATCCGCCGCGCCCCTTTGTGCACGGCCAGATTGATCGCCTGGTAACCGCTGTTCCGCCCCGTCCGGAGGCCGGTCGGATTCGTCTCGAGGCCGTTCGCGCCGGTGTTCCGCAGGATCTTGACGCCCGGCCACCGCGCCGACGGCCTCTGCATCGCCCACTTTTCGCCGGCGAAGGCCTGCGCGCCATCGTGCCACCTCCACCACTTCGCGTCGCACGCATAGAGCGCGTCTGCCCACGGCGCGAGACGGTACGCGTCATTCACCGCGATCACCTTCGCGCGTCCGCGGACGGCGTCGACGTCGGCCTGCGTCAGGCTTGGACCGCTGCCGATGCACACGACCGTCGATCCCGGCCAGTCTCGCTCGACGCGCGCCGCTCGAGGAACGATGGGCGCCTTCATGCGATCGTCGGATCCCGCATTCCGGACAGCAGGAGCACGATGTCAGGCGTCAGCGGACCTTCGACGGCGCCAGGCGTCTGCGCATCGTCGCCGCGGAACTTCCACAGGTTCCCGAGCACCTTCAAGATCGCCGCGGACGCGAGCGCGTATTCCGGATCCGTCGCCGGATCCGTGTCCTCGCTCCAATCGGCATACTCATGCCGTTTGATGTGCATGAGGACGATCGCTGTCGCCTGGTGGAGCTTCAACTGCACGTCCGACTCGTAGGGATTCGGCGAGCCGTCCCCGTCGAGGTTCAGGTGCAGATGCGCCATCGCGGTGTCGAGTGACACGATCGCCATTTAGTACCCCTTCGGACCTCGCTCGCCCTGGTCGCCCTTCGGCCCGCGATCGCCCGTCTCGCCCTTCGCGCCGCGCTCGCCCTGCCGGCCACGCTGCGAGGACAACTGCCAACACCGCGAGGCCTCGAGCCGTTGTCCGGGCTTGATCCCCTTGCTCGCCGCGAGCGCCGTCCACGTCGACCCGCCGTCGCTCACCTGATCGCCGCGCTCGTACGGCGTCTCATTCGTCCAGACGCCGCGGTAAATCGTCACCGGGAAGACGACCGTGACTTCCTTCACGCGCTCGCCCCTCATGTACCGGTGCGTCAGCGTTCGCTCGCCGTCGTACACGACGTCCAGGTCATCGAACCCGAGCCCGTCTTCGCCGCGGTCGCCGGTGTCGCCCTTCTCGCCCCGATCGCCTCGCTCACCTCGATCACCCTGCGGACCTCTGTCCCCGACAGGCCCCGTCACGCCGGGCAACCCGTCTCGGCCGGCGATCCCTTGATCGCCTTTCTCGCCTCGGTCGCCTCGATCGCCGGTGTCGCCCTTGATCCCTTGATCGCCTCTTTCCCCTTGCACCCCTGGATCGCCTTTGCCGCCCGTCTCGCCTCGTTCTCCGGGCGGTCCCGGCGGCCCAGGCGGCCCCGGCACCGGCGCGACGGCCTTCAATTCCGAGATCGCGTTCGTCAGGATCGCGATCTTCGTGTCTCGTATCGCGATCTCTGCGGCGACATATTCCCGAATGACTGGCGCGATCGCTCTGATCACCGCGGCCCGATCCTCGGACGTCATGCGGCGAGCCCGAGTTCTTTCCTCAACATCTCCACCATGTCGCGCTCCTGTGCCGCGGTGTCGTCGCTCGCCCCTGACGACTGCGGCGCCGGTGCCGGTGTACTGCTGCTCTTGCTCGCGAACGGATCGTCCTGCGCGTCGCGTTTCGCGAGCGCCTCGAGCGAGAAGTTCTGCTGCTGCAGGTATGGCGAATCACCGCCCGTGACGGGCCCGAGGCCGAAGAACTTCCGCCGCGCCTCGTTCGGCGACATGCCGCCCTTCAGCGACTCCGACGCCGTCCGGACGAGCGTCGCCGTATCCATACGCATCAGGTCGTCGAGATCGAACTCCGTCCCCCACTCCTGCGGCGCCCCGGCCTTCGCCATGCCGAGGCCTTCGTCAAGGCAGATCTCGATCGCCTCGAGATAAATCTGCAGGCATTGGGAGTAGTACTGCTGATCGAGCGCCTCGACGGAGTTCGTATTCGGATACGGGCCGATCCCGATCTTGTACGGCGGGACTTTGTAGGCCGTGCAGATCTTCAGCGACGTCGACTGGTCCTGCTCGATCAGCTGCGAGTCGACGGCGTTGACCGACATTTTTTCGAACTTCAGCCCGTCGCCGAGGATCGCGACCTTCCCGACGTTGGCGCCGGTGAAGTTTTCCTCCCAGTACTTTTTCAGCCGCTTGGCCGTGTCGTCGTTGATGAACCCAGGCGCCGTCAGCACGCCCCCGGGATTCGAGCCGCTCGAGAAGAAGACGGTCGAGTTCTCCTGGATCCGGATCCCCTGCATCGCCGCCAGGCCGCACGCGTAGATCGGTGCGATGCCGACGAGCGGATGGAACAGCGTGTTCATCCGGTCGTGGATCACCTCGGTCGCCGGCGCGACGATCTGCGCGCCTTCGAGGGTTGGGATCTGCTCGAGTGCCGGCGCCGACAGGTTGTCGGTCTTCAGTTCGTAAAAGACGTCGCCGTTTGGCGCGACGAGCGGACGGCAGCGGAGCGGGTCGAGGACATACATTCCGTCGACGACGCTGCGGTTATCGCGCGACTTCAGGACGTAGGTGTTCCCGCGGGTATTCTTCGAGAGCACCCACGACTCATAGAACTGGATCCGGTTTTGATAGTGGTTCGGCTTGCGGATCACCGACCCATACGCGACGTTCTCGGCCTCGACCCAGAGCCCCGGCATCCGCTGCTGCACCAGCTTGAGCCGCATCTTCGCGACGTCGGACGCGATCAGCGTCGCGCAGGCGAACAGCGCCGGATGCGAGAGCACCGTCGTGACGTCGATCGTGACGTTCTGCTGCCAGGCGCCGGCGTAGGGTTCCCGGATGAGCGGCCACCAGCCGCCCTGGCTATTGACCGAGGACAGGTTCTGCGGAGCGGCTTTGTAGAAGAAGAAGTCTCGGACCCGACCGACGAAGGCCTTGAACGTCACGCCTTCGGCTCCGCGACGAGGTCGCGTCGCCTGTATGTGCGCTTGCGCTTGCGTGTCGGTGTGTCAGGCGCCGGATCGACCGCGACATCGTCGGCGGCCGTCGCGACTCGCGCCTGCTTGCGTGCTTTGAGCACGATCCGCTCGACCGGCGTCGCGTCGAATCGTTCGCCGGCCTTCGCCGTGCGTGTGCGGAAGGAAAAGTCGACGAGCGCGACCATCGGAGTCAGGTGCATAGATCACAACACGGCCGGACCAGGCTCGCCCGCCTGACCCGGCCCCCAAACGATCCGAAACGACGCTACGCCGGGCTGCCTACGCTGCCCCAGTTCACGTCGTCCATGTACGACACGGCTTCGGCGCGCCGCTTCTTCCAGTTGATGTAGCGCTCCGCCTTGATGCCGAGCAAGTTGTTCTGCCACAGCGACACGAGCGACGCGCCGGTCGGCTGACTTTGCGTGAACCCGGTGTCGAGCATCTCGAGTGCGGCCTCGCGGCTCACGTCGATCGAGACTTGCCCGTCGTCGGACAGGAAGACCTCGCGCGCGTTGACCGCGATCAGCAGGTTCCCGTGTGTCCCTTCGTCCGCCGCATACTGCGACGTGATGACCGGGATCCCGAGCAGACGACCGCCGCCGACTTCGAGGTCCGGGAATTCCCGCTGCCCGAGGTCGTTGACCATGATCGACGCGGCGAGTGCCAGCGTCTCCGGCATGATCAGCACGAGACCGGTCACCCGCTGGTTATTGAGAATGAACTGCTCGAGCAGGTTCTGAATGTCCGAGCGGATGTTATCCGCCGACGTGCCCGCAGACGAAAGTGGCGTGACGCCGTTCGTGATCGACGCCGGCGAGACGTCCGCCGAGACCGCGACATCGGGATCGATGAAGTCGGTATCGATCTTCTCGACGATCGTCTCCGACAGGGCATCGCGGACGAGACCTTCCGCGCCGGGCACCGAGAACCGCGCGAGCTCGTCGGAGATGACCGAGATCGCGGCGATCTTCGCCCACGTGAGCGTGGTCGGCGCAAAGTGGAACTTCGTGAGCGGCTTCGGCTTCGCCTGGCCGACCCAGTTCGCCGTCCCGCCCGTCGTCTGGCCGACGATGCGCACATTGAACGGGACGTTCCGCAGCGCCGGAATGCCGCCGGTCCCGAACTTCCCGACGATCGTCATCGGACGCAGATACTCGATGAACTCGCTCGCGAGGTTCGTCGGATCGACGAGCGCCGTCGCCCAGTCCGTGTCGGTGGTCGTGCCAGCCGCGACGGTGCCACGCTGGTACTGCGGCCGGAGGTATTCCTGCACGCGCGTGTCGCTCGGGAAGAGTCCCTTCGCCACCTCGTACGCGTTGACGTGATTGATGTACGCGTTGATCTTGCAGATGACCGCGCGCGCGAGCTGATACCCGGGCGGCAGGTTCTCTTTGAACGTGATCACGCGCGACGTCTGCGTCGACCGCGCCGTCGAGGCCTCCTCGGGAGTCCCCCCTTTGACGACGACCGCCGACTCGCGAGTCACACGATCGAGCGTCTCGAGACGCGCGAGCTGATCGTCGATCGCCTTGATCTCGTCGGTCAGCGTGGCGAATGCTTCCTGCCCGGCCGCGTCGAGTGTCGCGCCGTCGTCCTCGCCCATGAGTTCATTCATGCGCGCGACTTTGGCCGCCTTCTCGGCGACGCAGACCTGCTTCCGTTCCGCGATCGTTTTCTTCATCGGTCCAGTCCTTCGAGATGTGTCCGAGGCACCGGACGAGGAAGAGCCGCGAGCGTTTCGCGCAGGCATGGCGAATTGCTCGGCGACGATGCTTTTGATCGTTTGAATCGACGCCGACGCGTTCGCCGGCACCGTAACGAGTGAGAGTTCGAGGATCTCGGTCTTCGTGAACCGGAGGCCGCCGGTCTTGAGGAGCTCGACGCCGTCCTCGAGCGCGTTGAACCCGATCGAGACGCCGCGGATCAGGCCGGCCTTCAGCGACTGCCAGGCTTCCTCGACGCGGTCTCTCAGCGTGCCCGGCTCGTTGATCCGCGGCAGGCTCGCCGTAAACTCGATGCCTTTTTTCGTGGGCGTATCGAAGACCGCCGTCCCGACCGGCTTGTCGGCCTTGTGGAACAGCAACAGTGGGAGGGGATTCTTGAAGATGGCGCCGAGCGGCTCGACGATGTCGCCGATCCGGTCAGCTTCGGGCGTCGTCGCGACGCCGCGGATGATGCGCTGATCCTCGTCGATCGACTTGACCGTGAGAACGGAAAACGCCCGACTGAGCATGGGGATCGCCGTCCATGCTCAGCCGCTTGGACTACGCGGTGATTTTTGTAGTTAGGAAAATGGCTACTTCAACCCGGGAGACTTGACCGCCGCGCGCCGTTTTTGGACGACTCGATGCGCGGTATCCACTAGGTCTCGAAGGACTTGAGACACACTCGTCGATCGTTCGTCGGCGAGTCGCACGAGGAAGTCGTGTTGTGTCTCCGGGATCCACGTGGACACGCTGGATCCCTGCTCCTTCGCCTTCGGTCGTCCACGGCCACGCGACACGATCACGAGCTGCGGTTCACCCATGCGTCACCGCCCCGAAAATATGAGCGCCTGATACTGCGGCGCCGGCTCCTGCAGCATCAGCGACTTGAGCGCCATCAAATTCGCCACGCACCCGTCGATGTGTTTACTCGCCTTCTTCGGCTTGACCGGCCGAATCCTGCCGGCGTCGTCTCGTTTGACCGCGACGTTCTCGACGTGATTCCTCATCACACGGTTGCCGTCGTGATGCGCCCGGCCTGATTTTTCGAGCGCTTCGAAAATCTGCGCCGGCTCGCTCATGTGTGTGTAGTTCTGAAGGACTTCGACGACCTTCAGCCCTGCGCGATCCCGGAGTTGAGTCGCCAGGTCCGTCGCGAACGCCGGGTCGTATCCGATCAGCGCTTGCTTCAAGAGTGGAAACCTCGGGACGATCTTTGTCGTGATGTCCCGATAAATGCGCGAGTAGTCGATGATCGCGCCCCCGGTCGCAGTTACCAAACCGTCCTTCACCCAGAGCGAATACGGAACGCCGTCGTCCTTCTCGTGCTGTCGCATGGTCTCTTCAGGAATCCAGAAGAACGGAAGGACGAACGTCTCGAAATTGAGATCGATCGACTTCGGACCGGCCTCCTCGCCTTCCACATCGAGCCGGACAGCGTCCGAGATGAAACGGCGGAACAGGACCACGAACGCCGCGAGGTCCCACTTCTGCGCGAGGTCGAGACCGGCCGCGCACTCGAGACCGACGAGCAGGGAATCGTCGAACGACATTCGGCAGGCGTCGTGCCAATCGACGGGGATCCACGCCGTCGCCTGATTGACCCATCGGTTGAGGTGATACCGAAGGAAGTCGTTGCGCTTCCTCGGCTCCGCCTTCGCCTCCATCGCCATCAAGGCGAGCTTGTCGACGCGAATGGTGACGCCTAACCCTGGATTGACACGACTCCAGACGACCGGATCCCATGGATCGTCTTTCGGTGTCGCTTCGAAGATCACCGGCAGATGATGCTCGTCGGGAACCGTCCCGCTCAGCACCTTCAGCGCATACTCCCGCTCTTCGTAGCAAATCGACTCGTCATCGTCGCCGGCCGTCGTGATCAGCAGAATCAACGGCTGCCGCCTGGCGACGATGCCGCGTGTCAGAACTTCGAAGAGTTCCCGGTTCGGCTGCGCGTGCAGTTCGTCGATGATGAGGCAGTGGATGTTCGGCCCGTGCTTCGTCGCCGCGTCCGCTGAGAGCACCTGGAAGAACGCCGTTGGGTCATCCGCTCGGACAATCTGGTTCTTGTAGAGGACGAGCCGCTTCTTCAGCGCCGGCGACGCCTCAACCATCGCCGACGCCGCACGGAACAGGATCCTCGCCTGCTCCCGGTCAGCGGCCGCGACATAGACCTCGGCGCCAGGTTCGTTATCGGCCAGGAGCATGTAGAGCGCCAGGCCGGCGATGAGTTGCGTCTTCCCGTTCTTCTTTGGGATTTGGATGTACGACTTCGTGAACCGTCGAAGGCCAGTCTCGACGTCAACCCATCCAAACAACGGACGCAGGATCAGCTGCGCTTGGTAGTCCAGAAGATCGAACCGCTTCCCCGCGACCTCCCCCTTCGAATGGCTACAGAACCGAGGGAAGAAGTCGCACGCACGCCCGGCCAACACCGGATCGAACCGGTATCGACCCCCGCACGAATCCACCGCGATCGTGACACCAGACCACCGCTCATGTGGAGGCTCGCCGACGCCCCACCAGCACTCAGGCGCCGCGACTGAAGAAGGCGTCATCGTCATCCTGTTTCGGCACCGCTGCCGGCTCTACCAGCGGGCGTCCGCTAGCAGTCAAGAGGAAGTCTTTCTCGTACTCCCGGATCTGCTTCAGCAGGCCCCGGTGATTGGGACCGCCGACGCCAGAACTCCTCGATTCGTTTCGTTCCAGGACGACCGTTTTGCAATACCTCTCAAACGCGAGGGCCGTGGCCTTCGTCAGCGTCCGAGCACTGAACGCATGCGGCGCCTGCTTTAACCAGACCGCCCGCTCGTCCATAGTCAGATCGTCTGGTGCGTCGAACTCCTCGATCGGACTGGCCGGATTCGTCGTCGGGACAGACGGATGCCTGACGACGTCGGCCTGTGGCGTCCTTGGACTTCGTTTCTTCCGGCCCGATCCGTGACGCTTACCGCCCCAAGGCATTGTAAAAATTGGACATCTTGAAAAGTGGGACGGTTTCAAGTGTGAAAACGTGGGGCCCCAGATTAGCTTTCAAGCACGCAGAGC